CTTTCAGACACGCCATTAGGCCAAGAATCATTCTTTATTTATTGAAATGACATGATCTCAATCTCATCTTTATAACCACCAAAACGGACAGCATCTTTCGAATACTTATGTCTGGATATTAAATCTGACCATTTCGGAAATCCTTTAACTATGTCATTCTCACTAATATGAGCAGTACGCATCAAACGTGTAATATAAGCATCCTTCCCCTCTCGCATTATTCGATTCATAAATTCTTGAAGAATCTGGTGAATATTGCCATAAACAGCACGACTAAGATGCTTGTATACATGCTTACAAAAATCATAAGCAACTCTATTAGTACCTTGAGTATCATACGCCATACCAATTGATGACACTATATACTCAACCACAGACTTCGTATCAGCTTTACCATATGCTAACTTTACTATTAACGCACCAATTGGCCTATACGGCAATACTGGCGAAATCTTATGGTCCCTTATTTCACTTGGGGTAAACACAGACTCTCGTGATACAAAATATCTTTTCAAAAACACTATTCCCGGCACGCTTATCTCCCCTGAGTAATTGTGCGGTACAGTCAAAAACTTAGCTCTATGTATATCACGAATCTTCATACCCCAAAAAACCGCTACAAACCTTGCAAACCCTGTTTCATTAATTATATCATGTACATCTCTATGAGTAAATAAAACATGATCATCTCCGTAAACAATAATACCACAACGAAACAGACGATACAATTCACGCAACTGGCTAACTCTCTCAGGATAACGCTCCATAACTTGCCGAACATACAAGAAATAAAGAAAAGCAACTATCCAGGAGTCACCATGAGACGTCTCAAACGCACCAGATGGCATACCACCATAAATAACACGCCATATAGTGCTAAACATATGTGTCACTTTAATAGACAATCTTTCTGCACAAACTCTAAAAAAACATCTCAATAACTTAGCATTGGTATCAGTCATACCATTCCAGTTAAAGTAAACACTAGCTTGAGTAACATATAACATCAATAATATCATATGTATCGTAGAATCCAAATGCTTAAAATCTCCATCCTCAAAAATCACATTTGGAT